CAAACATAAATCGAAGCCTTTCATGCCTGAAGATCTTAAGGATCTCATGTCATACAAGTCGCCCATCGAGACGGTAGTCGACGAAATGACACTTATTGCAGAGAATGGCGTTTATAAAGCCGCTCAGAATGTTAATATGGACATAGTCGAAACAACAGAGGGTAGGGGAAGAAAAAAGAGTCACTACGGACGAAAACGGAAAACGGCCGGCTGTCTGCAGTCGTTGTTTTCTTAACAAAATACTGCCTAAGATTGGAATAGACATTGAAGGAGTTGATGAAGATGATGCCAAAAAGTGAAAGACTGACATATATGACTCAGGGAGATGCGACCAGGGCACCGCACTTCTGCACCACCAGAAACAAGGATGCTCTGACTCAGAAGCTGGGCGAATACGAAGAGACAGGACTCTCACCTGCCGAGGTCAAGGCACTTGCACGCGAGTCAAGGAAACTGGCAGAAAACACAATCGCAAGTTACCCGCACATCAGGGTGCTCGTAGATACGGTCTCAGGCGAGCCTATCTATAGACTGTGGTGCTTAAACATGAACACGGGTCCATATATAGCATACGGCTCGAAGGATCTGCAGAAGGTGCTCGACTATGCCAAAGAGCACAGCGATGACCCCGAGATACGCTTTAAAGTCTATCACCTGCGTGAGAGGGACAAAAAGGAGGCTAAACCGTGATATATAACGTAGGTTTCAAGATCAACGGTGAAGTGCAGGAATATGATGGCTTGAAATACATCTGCTTCACCGGCGATTATATCGCTATCCTGCGGGAGCTGCTGGGTAAGTACCCGTCAAGTTTTGACTGTTACCCCGTCGAGAAGTTCCTGCCGTATCTGGAAAAGGCAATGAAAAAGATAGACGAGATAGACCCGCAGCACCCTGCCCTGAGATCAGGCAAGACGCTGGATGCCGCAAGAGTCATATTAGAGGCTATGAATGAACGCTGTATAGCCTTCCCCGACGCCAAGCTCGAAGTAGACTGGTGATCACAATGCTCTTTCTCTCACGCTTAGGGGGGGGGCAAACGAAGGAGTGAACGACATGCCTGATAGGCAGATAAGCATATCCGTTGGCGACAACCGATGGAGTAAAAACTGGAGACAATCCACTATCACCGTCTCCGAGCTGTACCGTAGGCTCTCGCGGCCGATCGTAGGCACTGAGACGCTTGCAGAATACCTCAAAATGCCCAAGAAGCAGCAGGACGCACTTAAAGACGTCGGCGGCTTTGTGGGAGGCACACTGAATGATCCGCACCGCAAAGCGGTGAATGTGACAGGCCGAGACCTGATCACGCTTGACTTCGATAATATCCCCGGCTGGCAGTCTGATCAGGTGACAGCTCGTGTGGAGGCTCTGCGATGCAACTACTGCATCTACAGCACCCGCAAGCACTCACCCGCCAAGCCCAGACTGCGCATCATCATCCCCCTGGATCGCACGGTCACGCCGGATGAGTATGAGCCGATAGCACGCAGGCTCGCTCAGCAGATCGGTATTGAGATGGCTGATAAGACCACATTCGACGTCAGCCGTCTGATGTACTGGCCGAGCGCCTGCTCTGACACAGACTATTATTTCAGGTGCAAGGACGCACCTTTTATAAATGCAAGCATGGTGCTTGGCACCTACACAGACTGGCATGATGTCGCATCATGGCCGCAGGTACCGGGCGCAGTATCGCACAAGAGCCTCGCCGTCAAGCAGGGTGACCCACTGGAAAAGACAGGCACCGTCGGAGCATTCTGCCGCACATACACGATCGAGCAGGCGATGACTACATTCCTGCCGGGCATCTATGAGCCCGTCGAGGGTATGCGTGACAGATATACATATCTCGGCGGCTCCACAACGGGTGGCGCTATTGTCTACGACGATAAGTTCCTTTACAGCCATCACGCTACAGATCCGTGCGGTGAAAAGCTCGTAAACGCATTTGATCTCGTCCGCCTGCACAAGTTTGGTGATATGGACAACGATGCCGAGCCTGGCACGCCCGTAGCCCGTATGCCGTCATTCCTCGCCATGTGCTCATTCGCCGAACAGGACAAGGGCTGCAGGTCCACGCTCAACCGTGAGAGACAGGCAGCGGCTGCATCAGACTTCGACGGAGTGACAGCTCCCACAAGCGACAGCACCGAGACTGACTGGAGAGACAGTCTCGACTATAAGCTCAACAGTGACGTGCTTAAGAATACGATCGATAATTATCTCATAGTCCTCAACAACGATCCTGCATTCAAAGGCAAATTCGCATACAACGCCTTTGCTGAACGTAAAGAGATCTTCGGCGCTCTCGAGTGGGACACCCGAAACGAACGCAGGATGTGGACGGACGCAGACACAAACGGGCTGTACTGGTTCATGGAGACGCACTACGGCCAGGCAGGCAGGGGCAATGTGGACAGCGCTCTGAGCATGTTCATGGCGCAGCACCAGTTCAACGAGGTGCAGGACTTTATCAACAGTCTTGTCTGGGACGGTGTCAAGAGACTTGATACACTGTTCATCGACTATCTCGGAGCTGAGGACACTCCGTACACACGCACCGTAACCCGTAAGATGTTTATGGCAGGCATCGCCCGAGCTATGCACCCGGGCACCAAATTCGACAACATGCTCATCCTCGTCGGACCGCAGGGCATCGGTAAATCTACCCTGCTCAACAAGATGAGCAAGGGGTGGTTCAACGATTCGATCTGCTCGTTCGAGGGCAAGGATGCTGCGGAGCTGCTGCAGGGCATCTGGATCGTAGAAGTATCCGAGCTGGATGCCTTCCGTAAGTCCGAGACCTCACGCATCAAGCAGTTCCTCTCACTCAACAGTGACATCTTCAGGGCAGCCTATGCCCGCAACGCAGAGGAACGCAAGAGGCGCTGCATCTTTTTTGGCACGACCAACACAGATGAGTTCCTGCGTGACCCGACAGGCGAGCGCAGATTCTGGCCAGTGGACACCGGTGTAACGGGCGTCAAGTATGACGTGTTCGAGGATCTCACCGATGATGTGATCGCACAGATCTGGGCAGAAGCAAGGGCTTACTGGATCGCAGGCGAACCGCTGCATCTGTCAGCAGAGATGGAGAAGGCAGCCCGTGAAAAGCAGATCGAACATAAGGAGCGGAGCGCTCGTGAGGGTATCATTCGTGAATTTCTCGAGCGACAAGTGCCGGATGACTGGCAGAGCTATCCGCTGGATAAGCGTAGAATGTTCTGGGGCACGGCTGAGAGTGGACATATATCACCGAATATCAAGCTGGTAGACCGGGATAGGATAAGTGCTCTGGAGATCTGGTGCGAGGCTCTGAACGGAGATCCGAAGCTGATGAAGGCAGCAGATGTCCGGGAGATCAACTCTATCATGGACACCGTTGAGGGGTGGTCAAGAAGCAAAAAAGTTATCCGCTGTGGACCGTATGGAGTGCAACGCGGATACCTGAAATCGGTGTAACATTTTTTGTAACATTCGTGTTACATGTTACAAAAACGAGGGCAAAAAAGTGTAACATGTAACAAATATGTTACACTTTTTGTTACATCAAAAACTATCGAAAATACGCTGTTTAATATACAATGTAACATTGTAACATAGTTGTTCTAATTGACTATTAAATTAAGAATTTAAAGAATATATAGGCGCATACGCACGCATACACGCATATATAGAGTTAATATAGATTTTTTATGTTACAATGTTACAAAGGGGTTTTTACATATGTTGGAAAAGGAAATTGAAAGTAAAATCCGCAAGGCCGTGAAAAAGCATGGAGGGTTATTTTTGAAGTTCGTTTCGCCTTCCGAGACAGGAGTGCCCGACCGCATTGTGATCAAGGATGGCAGGGTGATATTTGTCGAGCTCAAACGGGATGGAGAGAAACCGACTCCTCGTCAGCTGCTGATGCACAGACGGCTGAGAAAATGCGGAGCCGATGTCAGGGTGGTCACAGGTATGCGGCAGGCCGTAGAATTTATCGAGGAGGTATTCAGCAGTGAAGAAATATAAACCGCACCCATATCAGGCATATTGTCGGGACAGGATCATAGACACTAAGAACATCGCCCTGTTCCTCGAGATGGGTCTCGGAAAGACCGTCATAACGCTTGATGCGATCAATCAGCTGAGGTATGACAGGCTGTGCGTCAGAAGGGTGTTGATAATCGCTCCGAAGAAGGTGGCGGAGTCCACATGGCAGACAGAAGCCACAAAGTGGCAAGGTTTAGCGCACTTGCGGTGCTCTACCGTGCTCGGCAGCCTGGCAGATCGGAAGGCAGCACTCGCTAAGTCGGCGGACATCTACATCATCAATCGTGAGAACACGCAGTGGCTTGTTGAGTATTATAAGCACGCATGGCCGTTCGATATGGTCGTGATTGATGAGAGCAGCAGCTTTAAGAATCATCAGGCGAAACGGTTCAAGGCTCTTAAGCTGGTCAGGTCCCGCATCAACCGCATGGTGCTCTTGACCGGTACGCCTTCCCCGCAGTCATTGCTTGACCTTTGGCCGCAGGTCTTCCTGCTCGATGGCGGAGCGCGGCTTGGTAAAACGATCACGTCTTATCGCAATACTTACTTTGCGCCGGACAAGCGTTCGGCGACGATCATCTACAGCTACAAACTCAGGCCGGGATCAGAGGCAGCTATCTATCAGCGGATCTCGGACATCTGCATCTCGATGAGATCGGCGGACTACCTCACGCTGCCGGAGCTGGTTTATAATGACATCCCAGTCAAGCTCGACGCAGCAGCTCAGAAGACCTATGACGCTCTGGAGCGTGACATGCTCCTGGAGATAGACGAGTCGACGATCACAGCAGGCACGGCAGCGGTGCTGACCAACAAGCTGCTGCAGCTGTGCAATGGCGCAGTCTATGATGAGGACGGTCAGGTGATCGAGCTACAGAACTGCAAGATCGATGCTCTGCTGGAGACGATCGAGCAGCTGCACGGTGAGCACGCTGTGATTTGTTATAATTTCAAGCATGATAAGGACAGGCTCCTCCAGGCATTGGCGGGAACAGGGCTGCGGGTAGCTGTCTACGAGGGTGACAAGCAGATGCAGGCCTGGAACGCTGGTCAGCTCGATCTGCTGCTTGTGCAGCCTGCCTCCTGCGGATACGGCCTGAACTTGCAGCAGGGCGGACATCACATCATCTGGTTCGGGCTGACATGGAGCCTTGAGCTCTATCAGCAGACGAACAAGCGGCTGCATCGTCAAGGGCAGGAGCATCCGGTCTTTGTCCATCACCTGATCGTCAAGGGTGGAGCCGATGAGGATGTCATCGCATCGCTGCAGAGTAAGGATCAGACGCAGGAAAGTCTGCTGAATGCCCTACGTGTACGCCTGCGGCGCACAAAATGTTGATTTTTCTTTGTGCAAAATCACAATATATTGTGCTGTTCTTTGTGCATCAACCACAACATATAGTGTTTGGCACTTGACAAAACCACAAGATGTAGTGTATACTGACATTAAGTAGATACCACAGGTGGTAGGCACTGACAGTGCGCCTCCGGCTGACAGTTGCCGGACAGGCCACCTGTGAGATCTGCGGAGTTTATCCGCTATCTACCTGTCGGTTGTGGTTTTTCGACGTCCTTTTTCACGCATACTGGCATTTTATATAACTCCTTTCTTGACGAAACTGCATGTGTGCTCAGTCTCACCTCTGCACACATGCAGTATCTCATGCGAACCAGCGTTCACCTCGGGGGCAGCACCTGAGCGCATGGAATCAATATATCCCATTTCTTTCTGAGACAAAAAGGGCGGCAGGGACACTGTCGCCCTTTTTGCACATCATAATCACCGAAGATCGACAGCGCCGGTAGGACGACGGTGCTGTGCGATGGACGGCGGAGCAAGGAGGTGCAGAGTATGGCAGAGAAGAAAAAGATCACTGAAACGCAGAAGACCGGCAAGAAGTGCAGGCCGCAGAATAAGAATCTGATCTGGATGAATGAGCGGCCACCGGAGGAAGCTCGGGCTATCCAGAGCGCTGGCGGTAAAGCATCTGCAGAAGCTCGGCGGAAACGTCAAGCCCTGTCTGACATGCTACTGCTCTACTCCGAATTGCCTATCAAAGACGGGCGTGTGAGAAACCGACTGACACGGCTCGGTGTGTCTGAAGAGGATCTCACGCAGAAGTTCCAGGTCGCAGACGCACTTATCAAGTCGGCTCAGTCCGGCAGCGTGCAGGCGATCGCACTCTATCTCGACAGCATCGGCGAACTTAAGGTCCCGACGGATACCGCAGATAACAACCTCTTCGAGATGATCGAGAAATCGGGAACAGGGGAGGTGGATGTGAGTGATATTCCAGAGCTTCAGCAAGAGGCAGAACCTGACGATGACATGGTGGATCCGTCCGGAGCTGAAGAACTATGACGCTCTCATCTGCGACGGCTCAATAAGATCGGGCAAGACCCTGTCGATGTCGATAGGCTTCGTCAACTGGTCGATGCATGAGTTCAACGGACAGACGTTCGCGATCTGCGGTAAGACGATCGAAGCGCTGCGTCGTAATGTGACATCAAAGCTCCCGACCTGGCTCGAAGGGCTGTATAAGATCACAGAGAAGCGTGCGCAGAATCAGATCATCATATCCGGCGGCGGACACACGAACACGTACTACCTGTTTGGCGGCAAGGACGAGAGCAGCTATCAGCTGATCCAGGGTATCACGCTCGCAGGCGTGCTCTTTGACGAGGTCGCTCTGATGACGAGGTCCTTCGTGGAACAGGCGATTGCCAGATGTTCGATCAGCGGATCCAAGTTCTGGTTCAACTGTAACCCGGAAAACCCTTCGCACTGGTTCTACGTCGAGTGGATCCAGAAGCGGAAAAAGAAAAATGCGCTTTACCTCCACTTCACGATGGAGGATAACCTCTCGCTTGACCCTGATGTCAAGGCGAGATATGAGAACATGTACACCGGCGTATTTTATCGCCGATACATACTCGGACTGTGGGTAAGGGCAGAAGGCCTGGTCTACCCGATGTTCGACAGGGATAAGCATCTGATCGATGAAATCCCGGCATTCAGTCCACGGCACAGATACTTTGTGGCTATCGACTACGGCACGGTGAATCCATTTGCTGCTGGTCTATACGATTACGATCCATCGGCAAGAACTGCGACGAAGATCCGTGAGATGTACTACAGAGGCGGCAGTGCCAAGCGTGTGGACAACGAGCAGTATTACAAGATGCTTAAGACGCTCATCGGGGACTACCCGATCGAGTGCATAGTGATAGACCCGTCAGCTGCGGCGATGGTCGAGACGATCATCATCCATGGCGAGTATGATGTCCGTAAAGCCATCAATGATGTGCTTAACGGCATCCAGACGGTGACTAAGTACCTGAATGCAGGTGTCCTGCGTTTCACACAGGACTGCAGGTTCACGGTCAAGGAGTTTGAGTCATACAGGTGGAAGGAAGACACGAGCATTGACACGGTCATCAAGGAAGACGACCATGCGATGGACGAGCTGAGGTACTTCTGCCACACGATACTCCGGGAAGAATTGATGTTTGAGGTTTAAGACAAGGCGGTGATTAGGTGGGCATAATGGCACGCCTCATGGCCAGACTGAGCGGCGTGCTCGGACTGGCATCTACAGACGTCGAGCGAGAATTCGGCGTCAAGCTGATAACCAGCGAGTATATGTCAACGGCGATCGCTGCATGGGATAGGATCTCAAAGGGAGCGCCGGAATGGCTTGACGCCGAAGATGGCATCAAGACCGTGAACATGGCTAAATTCATATCCGATACCAGGGCTAAGCTGACTACACTGGATATCGGGATCCAAGTCAACGGGGATTCGGCGCGAGCTGCATATCTGCAGGAAGTTGTCGATGAGCTTATAAGAAAACTCCCTGAGAAACTCTGCGACGCAGACCGACTCGGCGGAATGATGATCCGCTGGAACGGCAGCAGCTGGGACTTTGTGATGCCTGGGTGCTTCGGCATTACGGAGGTCAACAGTAATCATGATATCATCGGTGCGATATTCGCATCACAGACATCGCAGGATGGCAACAGCTACACGAGGCTCGAGTATCATCACTTTGTACATACTGACACCGAAGAGACACTGTATGAGGTCGTTAATAAGGCGTACCGCAACAGCACGGACATCAGCGGCAACGCGACACTTGGTTCGCCGGTACCGCTGGACACCGTCAGGGTGTGGGCGCATCTGCAGCCAAGCACCCTCATCAGAGGCCTGGATAAACCGCTATTCGCCTATTACCGTGTGCCCGGTGCCAACGTCATCGACAGCAATTCCCCACTGGGATGCTCGATCTTCGCCGGTGCGATCCCTGAGCTCGAATCTGTTGATGTGGCGATAAGCCGCAAGGACGACGAGATCGAAGACAGCAAGCACATTACATTCATCGGCCAGACAGTTAAGCGGTCCGCCGATAAGAGAGCTGTCAAGCTTCCCCGCTTCGTGCAGGCTTTGGGAATTGGCGTGGAGGACAGCAACAACAACGCAATCAAAGAGCATGTTGCTGTGCTGCGTACCGAGCAGCGACTGCAAGATATAAATTTTGATCTGTCAATGGCGGGCGTCAAATGCGGATTCAGCGAAGGTGTGTTCGTGCTTGACGGTCAGCGTGGCATGGTGACTGCGACCCAGATCGAGTCTGATGATCGTGACACGATCCAGACGATCAAGGATGACAGAGACGCTCTGCAGAGTGCCATTGAGCAGGCCGTCGAAGGGGCTGATAAACTGGCCACACTTCTGGGGCTCTCCCCCATCGGCGTATACGAGCTGTCTTTTGCATTTGGCGACATCACTTACAGCTACGAAGAAGACAAAGCGAACTGGAGATCATATGCTCTCCAGGGCTGGGTGCCGATATGGCTATATCTCACGAAATTTGAAAAAATGACCGAAGATGAAGCTAAGGCATACGTGGCCGAGGCTAAGACCGAGAACGCAGAGCCTGAGCTCTTCCAGAATATGAATCTCACGGCAGGTGGGGCTTAATGCTTACACCCGAAGAGATAGACAGCCTGATCGAGACAATGCAGCCGCTTATAGACCGGTTAAATGGTTTTATGATGAATGACATCGTGAGGCGGTTGATGGCAAGACTTAAGCGGGACGAGCTTGTGAAGCTCTCACAGAGCGATCTTTGGCAGCTGGAGCTGCTGAAGGAAACCGGAGCGCATTATGAAACCGTGCAGAAGTACATCACAGGCTGGACAGGGCTTGCGGATAAGGAGATCGCTATGATCTTCGAGGACACAGGCATCACGGCGTGGGACGCTGACCGCAAGATCTATGATGCTGCGGGCAGGAAGACGCTACCAATCACAGAGCTGCCTCGCATGGTCCAGATCATGCAGGACACGATGCAGCGTACCAATGGCACGCTTCACAATCTGACGCGCACGACAGCACACGCATCACAGCAGCGGTTTATAAACCTTCTGACCGAGGCGCACATGAAGGTCGTGACCGGTGCCGCATCATATCAGGAAGCGACGAGGCAGGCGGTGGATGAGCTCTGCACGACACAGCTTACGGTCACCTATGGCGACCGAGCAGGAGGCAAATATGTTCATCATCGTGACACTATCGAGACTGCCGTACTTCGAGCAGTCAGAACAGGCACGGCGCAGGCCTGCGGGAATATCTCGCTGCAGGGTATGATCGATAATGAATGGGACATTGTTCAGGTGTCGGCTCATCTCGGCGCCCGATACGGTGACGGCGGCCACAATCCCGGTAACCACGAATGGTGGCAGGGCAAGCTATACAGCCGCACAGGCCAGACGAAAGGATTACCTCTCTTCGAGGTCTGCGGATATGGATCGGGCGAAGGTCTATGCGGCTGGAACTGCAGACATAGTTTCGGCCCAGGTACGCCGGGGCACAACCCGTATGAGAAGATCGATTCGGTCGAGAGCCGGGACGCATATGACCTCTCGCAGAAGCAGCGAGCTCTTGAACGCAAGGTGCGACACCTGAAGGCAGAGGTCGCAGGCAGAGGTGAAGCCCTTAAGGATTGCCCGGCAGATGCAAAAGAGCAGTATCAGCAAGATTATGACAAGGCGGTGGACAAGCTCAAACGGGCGACGCATAAATACAATGACTTCTGTGCTCAGAATGGGCTCAGGAGGCAGTACGATCGCCTTGAGAATGCTCAGTATACCCGTATGATGAGAAGACAATAACAGCCGACATCAGCTCGGCTGCATATACGGTTCACGAGTGCAACGATCTCATGAACTGTACCATAGGACCGCTGCGATCCTTATCGCAGCACAATTGGAGCGCTGCGGCCTATCTGCAGCAAACATCGGTCACGGCAACGACCTTAAAAGCCTAATGATGTAATGGAGGTAATCAGATGAAAACTGAAGAATTGACAGCACTGGGACTGACCGAAGATCAGGTCAAAGCGGTCTTTGCAATGAATGGCAAAGACGTGGAAGCAGCAAAGAAGACGAATGATCCTGCGCTGCAGAAGCAGATCGAGACGCTCACCGCAGAGCGTGACAATCTCGACGGACAGCTCAAGGCGGCCAATGCGACGCTTGCAAAGTTCGGCGACAATACGCCGGAATCGATGCAGGCAGAGATCGAGAAGTATAAGACTCAGATGGCTGACAAGGAGAAAGAGTTTAAGGCTCAGCTCACTGCCAGAGATCAGAGCGACTGGCTCGACAAGAAGATGGAAGAGTACGGCGTGTCGTCTCCCTATGCAAGGGCAGCGCTCAAAAATGAGTGCATGTCAAAGGATAGCGGACTGACATGGAAAGATAACTCGTTCTACGGCTTTGATGACTTCATGAAGGCGGCAAAGACCAAGGATCCTGCACTCTACCAGACAGAAGACGAAAAGAAATCTGCTGAAAAGCAGGCCAAACTTGAGGGCAATAAGCCTACATTCGTAGCACCACTTGACGGCAATAAACCGGCAGAAGGTGCCCCGAAGAAGGAGATCCCGAAGGTTTGGTAATATCAAACCGAAAGGAAGAATGACCTATGAAAATCGAATCACTGAATATCCTGCTTGACCCTACAGGTAAGGACTATCTCGCAGAGCTCTCCGGCAAGGTTATCGAGAATATCCAGAAGGAAACGCTCTCGTATAAGTACAAGAACCAGAACCTCTCCGGCGATCCAGTATCGGGTACTGTTGAGGCAAGACGTTTCGCAAACGCAAACTCTGCTGACTACGGTACTGCAAGAGCTGCCCGCAAGGGTTCGGCTGTTAAGGCTAAGACAGTAACTGTGGCTATTGATCAGGACAAGGAGATCGTGGAAGAGCTCGAGAAGAAGGATGTAAGACTGTACAGCGTTGATCAGGTGCTCGAGAGAAGAAGCGCTAACCATGTACTGACAGTAGCATCTGCTCTTGATCGTGCATTTTTCAGCACTGCTGCAACCGCTGCAACTACTGTTGATGTATCCGGAATTACCAAGATCTCGGATATCCTCGAGGCAGTTATCCAGGCTTGTGAGAACGTAAAGAATGAATATGTAGACGGCGTGCCAAGAGAGATGATGGGACTTATCCTCTCTACTAAGTACTACGGCATGATCAGAAACGATCTCGACGAGAAGTCTCGCAGCAACACTGATACCTCTCAGGAGAAGTTCTTCGCTTGGCATGGTGTTGAGTGTGACAGCTGCACAAGACTGCCAGAGGGATGCGACATCATGCTCATGGTTAAGGGCGCAGTAGCTCAGCCTGTAATGATGGATCAGTATACTGCAGAGAAGATCCCGCTCTCTGATGCAATAGCAGTAGAGCTGTTCTACAACTACGGCACAAAGGCAGTTACCCCGGATCTGATCTTCACTGCTGATTTTGGGGACCCCACATAAGCCTGTCGATTGACACCGATATTTCGGCAGGCGCAGATCTGCTCGGCAAGACCGTATCTGATCTCCAGACAGGTGTTGCCATCGGTTCTGACGGTGCCGTAACAGGCACGCTGAAGTATGTCGACGATTATACCGGCTTCTCCGGTGATCCCGCTGAGCAGGTCGGTAATTACCTTGTAATCCACTGCAAGTCTGATGTCGAGGGCGCTACGATCACAGTCAAGATCACCAACCCTGTCACCCTTGATGAGGATGGCATCCTGATTGGCAGAATAGCTGATAAGGACACTCAGACTGTCACAGTTACGGCAAGCAAGGAAGGCTATCAGTCGACCACTAAGGTGCTGACACTCACCGGACTCACCTGTGAGTCAGCTCCTGCATAGGAGGAATAAGTCGATGAGAGCATCGTACATTTGCGGCGTTGTCGCATTGCCGACAGGAGCAACCGAGGACAAGCCTCAGTCTCCGAAAGCGACAAAGAAGCCCCGTAAGGGCAAGAAGTAAGCAGCAAAGGAGGGTGGCGGCATGTATGCAGACTACACTTTTTATCAGAATCAGTACTTCGGTGATGTGTTGACGGATGATAATGCAAAAAAGTGGCTCGACAGAGCTTCCGACTATGTTGATGTCATCACGTTTCACAGGCTCGATAAGGCGTTCCCCACCGACGAGCACGATGCGATAAAGGTCAAGAAGGCAGTATGCGCAGTGGCTGACGCTCTCTATTTTGTTGATACGCAGCGAAGAGCGAACTCAGCAAGGATCGGCGCTGATGGGAAAATTGCAGGTGCAGTAGCATCGATGAGCTCGGGAAAAGAGTCTATATCGTATGCCACAGGCAGTACCGCATCGGTCTATGCTGTGGCAGCGAGCAGCGCAGCAGCGCAGGACAGTTACCTGTACAGCGTAGCTGAAACTTATCTTGCTAATGTTCCTGATGCTAATGGCACGAACCTGCTTTATGCGGGGGTGATCTGATGTACAGCGATACTATCACGCTTTTTAACCTTCACAGAGGTGTCTGGCATTCGCACAAGCTTAGTGGTGTTG